CAGGTGCTGCTGGTGACGGTACGGGTACTGGTGGTGGTGAAGGTGCTCCCGGTGGTGGCGAAGGTGCACCCGGTGCTGGTGAAGGTGCAACCGCAGGCGCTGAAGCTGGTGTAGGTACTGGCGATACTGGTGAAGGTATAGGTGTTGGTCAGGGTGATGTTGGTACAGCTACCGGTGACACCGCGTCTGCAAGTGCTGAAGCTGGTCCCAGTGCTGCTCCGGGTGATGTTGGTGATAGTACTGATGGGTTAGCGTCAACCGCAGATGCAATTGGTGAAGAAAGTCCTGACGTTCCTAGTGAAATGTCGCTTGATATAGCTCCGGATATTCCGGAATGGTATATGGAGCCAGACCCATTTAGTATAAGTCTAAACCCGGAATTCGAGGATTTGACAGACCCGCAATCAGAACGAAAACTAGTAATGGAGGCAGATCAGGCAGAAGTTGATAAGTTGCTGGAAGAACAAAAGCAGCAAGAACAACCACTAGGCAAACCAACAGAATTTTCAGACGAAGAAGTTAAAGCAGCATTACAAAAGGGGTCTACACCCGATCCATCGGCGACAAGGGTTTATATTGGAACGCCCGGAATTGAAACTCGTACGGAAGTAAAAGGTCCTGACGCTCTTCCTGTCACTGCTCCTAATGCTGCTACTGTTAGTGTTAATGCTGCTCCTACTGTTGCCACTCCTAACCCCGGATTTTCAGCCGCAGCGCCTACTGAACCTCTCGCTCCTGCCGGTGGTACAGCACCCTCTGCATTTGATCCTACTGGTGGGGTATCTTCTACTGCTCCTACCCAACAAGCTCTTACTACTCCTGCGTCGTTAGCACCTGTTAATCCTGTTATTGCCGGTGCTAATCTTAGTCCTCAATTTGCGATGCCTTCGCTTGCTCAGATTACTCCTGCGTTTACGGCACCTACTGCATTTCAGTCAGAAGGCATGCCTTCGCCTTATCAAGTAGCGCAAAATATGTTACCGCCAGTAGTTGTTCCAGCACCTCAAGGTCAGGTTCAACCAGCACCTCAACAGCCATCAGTTCAAGCGCCGCCATTTACTGATGTTGCTCCTCAGTATAAAAAAGATTTAGATTATATAACTCAACATGGCGGACATAACTCTGTCCTACCAATGGTTAGTAGAACACAAGCTACTAACGTGCCTGCTCATCAGCAAATTCCCGGTGCTCCTCTAATAAACCCGCAGCTTGCTTCTGCTTTACGTCAAGCAGGTGAAGCTTATACAAAAGAAACAGGACGCCAACCTCAATTTGGTGAGATGTCACGTGGAGCAGACGTGCAAGGTCATTACTGGGCAGATAGCCACCATGGGGCTCTTTATCCTGCCGCGCCTCCCGGTGCATCGCACCATCAACAAGGTAATGCCGTTGATTTACCAGAAGCATCAGGATTTAGAGCATGGTTACAAAGTGGAAATCATGCAGCTCAATTTGGAATTCGTTCTGGTTTTATTTCTAGAGACGCCCCACACACTGAAATGATACCGGGAAGATCAGCACCTATATCCATACCTACGCCTCAAGGTCGGCCGACTGATCAGCCAGCACCAACACCGCTGCCGGTAGAACAAACGCCACCGAATACTATGCCGGGACAACCAGCACCAACTGCGCCAACACCAACATCTGAAGTACCACCGATGGTTCGTGGTGAGCAACCGTCTTGGGGTTTCATAGGCCCTAACCAACAAGCACCAGCGCCAGCACCTCTACCGGTAGAACAAACACCACCGAATACTATGCCGGGGCAACCAGCACTTGCGCCGCTACCAGCATTTCCTACGTCACCTATAGTTAGCTCTCCTCTGTCGCTTACAGCGCCTCAACTAGCTCAGCAGGCAGCCTTACAGGCTCAACGAAATTTGGCTGCTAACCAACCATTACCAGTAGAACAGACGCCGCCAAATACCATGCCGGGGCGACCAGCATCGATAACACCGACAGCACCATTACCAGTAGAACAGACGCCGCCAAATACTATGCCGGGGCGACCGGCAGCCATAGCGGCAACGCCGTTACCGGCGGTCCCAACGTCGCCAGTTCAACAAACGCCGTTAGCACCGATAGCACCGTCGATAATGGCACCCCCGCAACAAACACCTCGTGTACCGCAAAACGTAGTAATGCCTCCACCACTTACGGTACCGCAGCAAGTGCCGCATGTACCGCAAGACGTGGTAATGCCTCCACCACTTACAGTACCGCAGCAAGTACCGCATCTGCCGCAAAATGTAATAACGCCGCCAGTACTTGCGCCGAAAGATCAAACACAGTTTCCACAAACGCTGCCAGCGGTCCCTACGCCACCAGTTCAACAAGCACCACTACCACCTGTGCAAGCGCCACAGCCTTTACCAGTAGAGCAAACGCCGCCGAATACTTTGCCGGGACAGCCAGCTTTTGCACCACCGGCACTTGTTTCTCAACTGCCACCAACAGGCTTAGGATCAAACGTAGGTGGCGGTTTTGTACCGGGGTCTAATCTTGCTGGTTTTGGTGGTTTTGGTTTGGGAGGAGTGAACACGCCTCAAGAGCCATATCTTCTTCGAAAATTTGGTAGTGCGTTTACATGAACTATCCTTGGAGCACGCCTACTGACAGACGAACCGAAATCAATGGCAAGCTGAAAGACTTTGAATGGTACCGTGAAAAGTATCTCTATATCCGCCCACGCGAAGGCGGCGCGCGCAAGCTGTTCCGGATCAATGCGGCTCAGACCGTGCTGAACAACCGGCTGATCGCGGAACTCAGGGAGTTCGGCAACATCCGGGCGCTGGTGCCGAAGGCGCGCCGGATGGGCGTCTCCACTTACATCAGCGGTCGGTTCTTCCACCGCACAGCCACTCAGCGGGGCTGTAGAGCCCACGTGGTAGCTCATCGCAATGATAGCGCAACAAATGTCCATAGGGAAGTCAAAGAGTTCTACGCGGGGCTGCCAGTGCCCCTACGACCCTCTCTGGGAGCATCCAATGCCAGAGAGTTGCTGTTCGACAAGCTACAGTCGACTTACAAAGTTTCGTCCGCTGAAGGTGGCGATATTGGGCGATCTGACGATACCCATCTGCTCCATATGTCAGAAGCCGCGTTTTTCGACAATTCGGAAGATTTGTCCTCCGGACTGATGAAGACCGTGCTGGATATTCCTCGCACCGAGATCATCATGGAAAGCACCGGCAACGGTGCTTCCGGCATGTTCTTCGACATGTGCGAGCAGGCGCACCGCGACAAGAACAAAGGGCTTTGGCGGCTGCACTTTCTGGCGTGGCATATCATGCCGGAATACGTTCACGAGCCGCCGCCAAACTGGGAGATGCCGCGCGAGTTCGCCGATTACGGTAAGCTGCACGGTCTGACCCCGGCGCAGGTTTATTGGTACTGGCGCGAGAACTACACGCTCGCCACCATGAACGGCGGCCAGCCCGACAGCATCCACCGGCTGACGAAGCAGGAATTTCCGGCAACCTATGCCGAATGCTTCATGACCGACAGCACGATGGACTTCTTCCCGGCCTCGCTGGTGCAGCAGGCCATGCTGTCAAAGATCGAACCTACCGCAGGCGCGCTCAAGATCATTTCAGTCGACCCGGCTGGCGATGGCAGCGACGATCCATGGGTTTGTGACCGTCAAGGCTGTGTAGTTGGCAAGCGTATCTGGGGCGCAATCAAATCCAAGGACCAGAATGTTCAGGCTGACTGGCTGGTATCCGCCTTCCGGCGTTTCCAGATGGACGCAATCCTGATCGATAGTGGCGGTCTCGGCAAGGGACTGGTCGATGCCTGTCGCTTGCGGATGCGCAATCAGGCTGACCGCATCGTTGCCGTCAATTTTGGCAGCGGCGCTAATAACGCTGTGCAGTTTGGTAATAAGCGTGCTGAGTTGCATTTTAAATTCCAGATGTGGCTGCAAGGTCAAGTCAGAATGCCGAATGACAAACTGCTGCAAGAAGAATGCGCGACCTACAAATGGGGTACTGGCGGCTGTCGCCGCGACGAACTTTCGCGATTGTTCATGACACCAAAGGAAAAGATACGCATGGAAATCGGGCGGTCGCCAGACCGGCTGGATGCTTTGGTCAACAGCTTCGGTATCAACGATTACGCACTACAGTCTAATATGGCCTGATACGTATTCCCATTTTATCTCGTTTCGACGGATCATCCACATCCAGCATGTCAGCCTTGGCTTCATGGAGACGGCTTCTCGCGCGATGCTTGTCAGCAAGCTTGCGATGGTCGTCAGCCGTCATACTCTTGACTTTTGCATTGGGTTTGGCGGCTTTCTTTTTCATACTTTTATCCTCCACCCTGCACCTGAAAACTGCCCTTTGGTAGCACCGGAGTTGATGACAGCTTCGGTGTCTGCATATTTGCTGTTGAATTGCTTGTTGCGCGGGTCCATGCCTTTGTACATGTCGCTAAGCTGCTGACGCTTCAGCTTGTCATAAGCCTGCGTGATGCGGATATCGCGCTCCATCAGCATAGGTTTCATAATTTTTCCGGTCTTGTCTACGCCGGAAACCTTGCCTTCGAACAGAGCTAACAGATGCGGATCAGTGACCGGCTTCCAATGGATGCGCATCGCTGCTGCCAGTTCCTGTGGCGTGTCATTGATGATGTGGAATGACTTCTGCGGATATTTTTCCCGCTCCGGAATGTACAGAGGAAGTTCGCGGTTCAAAGTCAGACTGGCAATGATAGTGTCAATGTCCTGTGCGTCATTACCGTTTGACAGTGCTGCCATAGCATCATCGACCGCAGGAGCTTCCGGAATATCAGCAGGCGGGTTTGGCACGAGGTTTTCGGAAAGACCGCCGGTCGGAACAAACGGGCTGAAAGGAGGGGTTTCAGGCATTTAGCATCCTTTACATATGTTGGGCGGCGCGGGTGGATATGGCGGCAAAGACTCCACTTGGGAGTTCTGCTTTCCCGAAGTGAAAGGGATTACCACCGCCACCCACTAGCACAGTGATCAGAAAAATCAGAGCTAACAGCAATACAATTACCCAAACGCCTTTTTTGATCTGCTCTGGGATCGGCATGATGAAACTTTCGATCACCCAAATCGCCAAATATACAATTCCGCACAGGATGATCAGGCCAATCAAAAACCAAAGTACGTTGATAGCGATTGCGGCCATTATTTTTTACCCTTCGCTCGCTGATCTGCGGCATAAGCCGTTCCAAGCGCGGTCGTGATATATTTCTCGCGCTGCTCCTTGGTAGCGTTGCGCGTGAACTTGTCGGCTGCACTCTTAATAGTGTCAGCAATTTCCTTCGGGGCATCTGATAGTTTTGCCCACGGTCCGGAAGTACGGCGTGGAATAGCGCGTCTGGTATCACCAGACGGAGCATCAGTCTTTTTGCGTGCAACTTTCTTTTCTTCTTTTTCTTCGTCTTCTATTTCATCTGGTTCTTCTGTTTCTTCAAATTCTTCGGCGACTGCTTCTATAAGTCGGTCCGCAAATTCATCTGCCGACTTGAAGGATTGCGGTTCCATGTTCTTACCAAACTCTACCGCTCTGGCGCTGCGGCGTGGATCGACGCCGAACCATGGTGCTTTAACTTTTAAAGCTGCGCGAATATCGGCATTGGTGAATTGCACCGGGGTTGCTTTGACATTTTGCAAATGCAGTTCTGCGAGTTGTTGCGTAGCTTTTCTGGCAGCATTGATATCGCCAGCCTGTACGGCGCTATCAAGCTGACGAGTTAAGTCATTTTGCATTTGAGTACGCAACATTTGTTCAACGTCTGACATGATTAGCTCCCGTAGACTGTGCGCTCACGAACCCCGATTTCAGGTTCAAGAGGCAGACTGGGCTGCACCATGCCAAGTTTTTCATCGTCGCCTTCTTCCCATTCCAGTGTCTTGGGATCAGGCATGTCGGCTGCTGCGATGATGCCGATAACGTCATTGAAAGAAGAAATATACCGCCAGCCGCCGGACACGACAATGCCTTTGCCAGCTTGAAACATCGTCCCGGCACCAAAGCGGATAATCACCCAGTCGCCAATATCTGCATCCTGTCGTGACAATCCCTGACCGTCTTTGTACTGAAAAGCCAGCGGTCCTATGTTGCGAATGATGCCAGCTTGTACGCTATGCTGACTGAACTCACGCCACATGTCAGGTGTGACGATGCTGCCAATTTTTCGTGGCGGTAGTGGAATTTGAATGGAAATGTAATCGCGTGCCGGTTTGACCTTGTGATGCGGAATTTCAAAACCGTAGATGCTCATGGTTTATCCTTGTCCAATTCCGCCATTAGTTGTTCCGGGGGCTGGTCCAACAATTGGCATACCCATTGGAGGGCTACCGCTTGGCCCTGCCGGATTGGGTCCGCCGGGCGGCCCGACAGCAGTTCCGCCACCAATCGGTCCCGGCGCACCGTTAAGACCGCCTTGAGGTGGTGGCTGAGCGGGTGGTCCAGCCATTCCCTGATTGTTGCTTCCGATGTTATTCGTGTCACTGTTCAGTTGCTCCATTGTCTTTTCAAGCTGTGCAACTTGGATACGCATTAAATCAATATTACCGGGGACTTGTGCTGCTTGCGCCAGTGCCAATACGGCTTGTGCGAATTGCAAAGCTGATGTTGCATTTGCCTTGATACGGTTGGTCTTTTCTTTTTCCATGCTCAGCATTGTTTCAACTTGTTCTTGTGGCGTCGCTTGTGGGTCCGGCGGTGGTGGCGCAATTAGTTTTTCCGGATTTGGAAAACGCATAGTTTGCGCATAGCGAAGCGCAACTTCATGCGGGTTGAAGATCATCGGTAATTGCAGCATGTCATGGTAAGTCTGCGCCGTTATGCCACGATGCATTTCCGTCGCCATGTTTGGATCGGCAGTTATCTCAATAGGCATCCTGCCATCGATATTTTCCGGCAAATGATCCATGGCATACGCCATGGCCGCGAAAGCCCGTACTTCTTCGGTCATACTGCCGATGATGCGGCGATGGACCGCGCTGTGCTGTTGCGCGCCGTTATCGATAATGCCTTTTGCCAGAGTAGCGGTCAT